AACCCTTTTCGCCAACATTGGTGAAAACTCGCGCAAGCATCGGTCCTGGATCAAGATGCTCGAAGCGCATGACGGACACGCGGTCATTGTCGGCGGCGGTCCATCGCTCCAGGAACACCTACCCACAATCAAAAAGCGCAAGGACTTAGGGCAGACGATCTTCGCCCTGAACGGCGCGACCAAGTTCCTGAACGAGAATGGCATCATTCCCGAGTATCAGGTCATTCTCGACGCTCGCCCTGACAACATCGCCCTGATTGGCAGCGCGAAGAAGTATCTGATTGCCTCACAGTGCGATCCGGCCATTTTCAAGGCCCTAGGCGACCCCTTTGTGTGGCATCCGGCCATTGAGGGCATTGATGAGCATTTGCCCGCCCACGACGACGAATATGCCCTTATCGGCGGCGGCACGACGGTTGGGCTGTCGTCCATGTGCCTTGCCTACACGCTCGGCTATCGCAAGCTGCACTTGTTCGGCTATGACTCATCGCACCGCGCCAGTCTTGGACACGCCTACGAACAGCCGATCAATGCGACGGAACCGCTGTGCAAGGTCACGCTTGGCGGCAAGACGTTCACGTCCAGCCTGACTATGGCGCGGCAAGCCGAACTGTTCCCCGAAGTCTGCAACAACCTGATCGACCTTGGTTGCATCGTCACGGTGGATTCGGACGGGCTTATCATGGAAGTGATGCACCAGATGCGCCTTGCTTCCCAGCCGATCACTGAGGAAGAGAAATACCGCAAAATGTGGGAGTTTGACTCCTACCGCACGATGTCCCCTGGAGAGGGCTTTGCGGAGGAATTCGCCAAGGTGGTCAAGCCGCACTTCCTCGACATCATCGCGGACTTCGGGTGCGGCACCGGGCGCGGCGGGCTTGCAATCAACCGGCTGACCAACTGCGATGTGGTTTTTGTGGACTTCGCGGACAACTGCCTTGACCTTCGCGGGCAGTTTCCATTCGTTTACGCGGACCTCACGCAGTCCATGTCAATGAAGGTGAGCGCCGATATCGGATACTGCACCGACGTAATGGAGCATATCGAACCTGAAAAAGTGCCAGACGCGATCCGAAACATTATGGATTGCGTTGACAAGTGCTTCTTTAAGATTGCGATGTTTCATGACAATATGGGCTCGCTGATAGGGCATCCCCTGCATCTATCGGTTTTTCCCGTCGAATGGTGGGAAGAACAATTTGCAGGATATGATGTGCTATACAGGAACCATGACGGGGACACCCCCTTTCCGTATGCTACCTTCTACGTCAAAGCCAAAGAAAGGGCTTAACAATGGCGATTCCCTCACGAGTCCTCGCGGCTGGTAACGCGCCGCTTTCTACCGAAGTCATTTGCGGCGATGTGGCTACCGGCCTGACCGCCACCGGCACCAACCTTGCCACCGCCCTGCAACTGAGCGCCGTGGTCAACAACGTGACGACGACCGCCGCCTCGACCGGCGTTGCCCTGCCTCCCGCTGAGGCTGGCGCTATGGTCACGGTGTTCAACAACGGCGCGAGTTCGCTGACCGTCTATGCCCTCACCGGCACGACTGTTGATGCTGGCGCTTCCGTTGCCATTGCCGCTGGCAAGGAACGGATTTTCTTTGGCATCTCCCCGACCGTTTGGCTTTCCCATCTCGGAGCGTAATACATGCTGGATAGCGACGACCTGAACGCGGACGCGCATCTTTACGTCGAATTTTACGAATACGAAAAGGACCCCTACAAGGGCCGCGATTTCGTCAGGATCATGACCCCTGGTGACAAGACCAACGTCATTGAGACTTTCGTTAACGACGACCACAAGAGACGCTTTTCCCGTCAGTGGCTCGCTTACCAGATGAGGAACAGCACCGAGACGGCCATGCTCATTGGCACCCCGCTTTCGCGGTGGAAGAGTGAGCGGGACGCCGACCTCAGTGACGTTCAGCTTGCCGAACTGCAAATCCTCAAGTTCCAGACGACCGAACAGGTCGCCACGGCTACGGACGCGCAGTTGCAAAAGATTGGCATGGGTGCAGCGGGCCTTCGGGAACGCGCCCGCGCCTATCTCACCGGCAAGAACAACGCAGAGGCTCAACAGAAGATTGACGCCCAGCAAGCCGAGATTGATGAACTCAAGAAGCAGATGCAGGCTCTCTTGGGCGAACGTCGAGGCCCTGGCCGACCGAAGAAGGAAGAGGCTGTAAATGTCCTCGACAATGCTGGAGTTGGTGACACAGGTCACTAACGAACTAGGCATTTCTACGCCTACGTCCGTTGCCGGAAACACCAATCAGGACGTTGTTCAAATCCTGGCGCTCATGAACGCCTCTGGATATGAACTGCTCCGAAAGGCTGACTGGCGCGAACTGACCAAGCCGTATTCCTTCTTCACCGAATACACCACGACTACGGGCACCTACACGACGGCGGCAAGGACGGTTACGGGCATTCCGTCCACCGCCGGGCTCGACACGACCTACATGGCCGTTGGCACGGGCATCCCGAATGGCACGTTCATTGAGAGCGTGGATTCGCTGACCCAAGTGACGCTGACCTCGTTCCCGCAGGACGCGGCCACAAGCGGGACGATCTATTTCCAAAAGGTCAAATACGACCTGCCGTCCGACTACGACGCCATTGTTCCGCGCACTCAGTGGGACCGGAGCAAGCGTTGGGAAATGCTTGGCCCCGAGGACGCGCAGCAATGGGAATGGCTGATTAGCGGCTATATCAGCACGGGACCGCGCATCCGTTGGCGTCTGCTGGGCGACTATTTCCAGATTTGGCCGGGACTCTCGACGGCTGAGAACCTTAGCTTCGAATATCGCAGCAAGGGCTGGGCAAGGTCGGCGGCGGGCGTTGCCAAAAACAGTTTCACGGTGGACACGGACACTTGCATCTACCCCGACCGGGTGATGGTGCTGAACACCAAGCTGAAGTATTTTCAGGCCAAGGGCTTCGACACGACGGCCTTGTTCCGCGACTTCTACACCGAACTTGAGACGGCCATCGCGCAGAACACTTCGGCGGCGAACCTGTCGTTTGCGCCTCGCCCTGGCAACATTCTCATCGGCTACGACAACATTCCTGACAGTGGGTATGGGCGGTAATGGCTCTGGCTCCGCGCACACTGGTTCAACGGGCGACGGCTAACGTCGATTCGCTGCCCGCGCCCGTGGGTGGTTGGAACGCTCGTGACTCGTTGGCGAACATGGAACCGACCGACGCTGTGTCTCTGGTCAACCTGTTCCCGACCGTCTCCAGCGTCGTGCTTCGCGGCGGCTATACCAAGCACGCCACTGGCCTCGACGGCGAAGTGCAGACGCTGATGACCTATTCGGCGGGCACGACTACGGAACTGTTCGCCGTCACCGAGACGGGCAAGATTTACGATGTAACGTCAAGCGGTGCTGTGGGCGCTCCTGTCGTGACGGGCTTGTCGTCGGGCACATGGGAGCATGTGAACATCACGACTTCGGGCGGTAGCTTCCTCGTGGCCGTCAACGGCATTGATGAGCCTCGCCTGTATGATGGCACGACTTGGACAAGCATCGCGTCCTCGGGTGGTGGCCCGCACATTTCTAACGTGACCACGAACGACCTTGTTAACGTCGTGCTGTTCAAGAACCGGCTGTGGTTCATCGAAAAGGACACGCTGAACGCTTGGTATCTGCCGACTGACTCCATTTATGGCGCGGCTCAAGCTTTGCCCATGACCGCGATTGCGCGGCATGGCGGGCATCTGGTTGACCTTGACACCTGGACTATCGACGCGGGCTACGGCGTTGACGACAACCTCGCGTTTATCACGAGCGAGGGCGAGGTTATCCTGTGGAGCGGGACGGACCCCTCGTCGTCTACGTCATGGTCGCTGATTGGCGTGTGGAAGCTTGGCTCGCCCATTGGCGACCGCTGTATGCTGAAATGGGGCGGCGACCTGCTGATCCTCACCTATGACGGCCTAATCCCGATGGCGTCCAGCCTGCAAAGCAGCCGCCTTGATCCCAGGGTGGCGCTATCGGACAAGATTCAGGGCGCGATCACGGCGGCGACGACGGCTTACGGTGGAAACCATGCGTCGGTGGGCTGGCAGATTGTCTATACCGCCAAGCATAACGCCGTGTGGATCAACGTGCCTGTCTCGCTGGGCTACCAAGAGCAGTATGTGATGAACACCATCACGAAGTCGTGGAGCCAGTTTCAGGGCTGGGCCGCGAACTGCTGGGAAATCTATGAGGACGACCCCTACTTCGGCGGCAATGGCTACGTCGGGATGGCGTGGGACGACACCTATGCCGACGATGGCGCGGATATCCCTACGGCGGCGGTGCAGGCGTTCAACTATTTCGGCTCACGGGGCGTGAAAAAGTATTTCACGCGAGCCCGATACAGCCTGTTTACCAATGGTTCCCCGGCGATCTTTGTCGGCATGAACACCGATTTTGACACCACGACCAACGCCGCGCCGCTGTCGTTCTCGGTGGTGACTGCGGCTACTTGGGACGTATCGCGGTGGGACGTTGGCTCCTGGGGGGCCGGGCTTGTGATGACGAACCAATGGCAGGGCATTACCGGCATTGGGTATTGCGGTGGCCTGCAATTCAAGTCGTCCAGCCAAGGCGTTCAGATCGAATGGGCTTCAACAGATGTGGTGTATCAGACCGGATGGGCTGGCATATAGCAAGTGGACCCGAAATCGGGTATTGGGTGGATAGGCAATTGGGCGTCGGCTATCACGCTGAACGCTCGAACGCCATAGGTTTAGTAAGAGAAGGCGAAATTGTAGCGGGCGTCGTTTATCAGAACTGGAATGGGCGGTCCTTGGTTACGCACATTGCGGCAACGGGGCGGCTCACAAAGTTCTACCTTTGGGCCATCTACGATTACGCTTTCAATGTTTGTGGTGTGGACAAGATTATTGCGCCTGTGTCGTCCGAGAACGAGAAAAGCATCCGAATGGTAAGCCGAATGGGGTTTGCCGAGGAGGCCAGGATCAAGGACGCGCAGCCTGAAGGCGATATCATCCTGTTCACGATGAAGAAGTCAGATTGCAGGTTCCTAGGGGACAGATATGGGAAAGAAAACGCCAGCACCGCCTCCCGCGCCTGATTATAGCGCGGCTGCACAGGCGCAGGGCCAAGCCAACCTTCAGGCGGGCCTGCAAACGGCTGGCATCAGCAATCCCAACATCATCAGCCCGTATGGGAACCAGACGGTCACTTGGGACATGTCTGATCCCAACATGCCGAAGCCGACTATCACGCAAACGCTTACGCCTGACGCGCAGGCCGCGCTTAATTCTCAGCAGCGGGTGCAACGGGAATTTGCAGACCTTGGAAGTCAGGGCATTGGCGCGGCGCGGGACATTCTCGGAACGCCGTTCCAATATACCGGCCCCGACATTCAAACCTCGTTCGACCAAGGCCGTCCGCTGAACTACGGCCCGACTATGGGCGAGTATGGCACCGCGCAAGGCGTGGACCTGAGCCAATTCGGGCAAAATCAGGGCGTGGACGAAACCCAATTTGGCCGGGCTGGCACGATCAATGCCAATGCCTATGGCCTCGCGGGCGGCATCGGCGCGAGCGACTACGGCCTTGCTCGCGGGCAGCTCGACCTGTCGAACGTGGCGCGTATGCCGGTCAACGCGGGGATGACTGGGCAGCAGGCCATCTTGTCGCGCCTTGCGCCGCAACTGGAGCGCCAGCGCGAGGGCCTGCGAACCCAACTTCTCAACCAGGGCCTTCGCCCCGGCACGGAAGCCTTTGCGCGGGCTATGGAACAGCAGGGCCAGCAAGAGAATGACTTGCTGACCCAAGCCGCGCTGCAAGGCATCAACGTGGACATGTCCGCCAACCAACAAGGCTTTGGGCAGGCGGCACAGACGCTCGGGCTCTACAATCAGGCGGTCGGCCAGAACTTCGGTCAGGGCCTGTCCGCGCAGCAACTGCAAAACGCGGCTGTCGGGCAGAATTACGGTCAAGGGCTGTCGTCCCAGCAACTCGGGAACGCTGCGATTGCTCAAAATCAGCAGGCGGCTTTTGAGGCTCAGCGGCTTCGCAACGACGCGCTCAACGCCAACATCGCCAATGCCATGCAAGGGCAGGCCATGCAAAATGCTGCAATGCAGCAGAACTACGGACAGGCGGCAAATCTTGCCGGGTTGTATAACTCGGCGGCGGCTCAGAACTACAACCAGAACATGCAGGCGGCTCAGTTTGGAAATACGGCCTCCGATCAGGCCCTTGCTCGCGCCCTGCAACTTCGCAATCAGCCGCTCAATGAGATCACGGCGCTCATGGGCGCATCGCAAATCCAGAACCCGCAATTCCAAGGCTACACGGGCGCAAACGTGAGCGCCGCGCCGGTCTATCAGGCGGCTTCGGATCAAGCCAAGTATGGCATGGACGTTTACGGGCAAAAGATGGCGGCGCGTAACGCCAATATGGCGGCGCTTGGCAGCGTTGCGGGGGCTGGCATGGGCATGATTCAGCCGTTTAAGATTAGCGACATGCGCCTGAAGTCCAACATTCAGCGCGTGGGCACACATGCTAACGGCGTCGGTGTCTATGAGTATGACATTGACGGCCACCGTGAGCGGGGCGTGATGGCCCAAGAAGTGTTGCAGGTTAAGCCTGAAGCCGTCACTATGCGCGACGACGGCTTCTACATGGTCGATTACGGGGCTCTCTAATGCCAAATATCAGCCTCACAGACTTCAAAGCTACCCAAGAAGCCGCAGAACGGCAAAAGCGTCTTGCCGCCGCGCTGCGTGAGCAATCGACCTCGCCCATTCAAGTCCAGTCCTACAACGGGATTCAGGCTCCCATTCCGGTGACGGAAGTGCTTGCCAAGGCGCTCGCGGCCTATGCGGCTAACCGCAAGGAAAAAAAGGCCGAAGAAGCCCTTGCTACGGGTCGCGCCAAGGCTCGCACTGAGGCTATGGACTTCGTGCGCGGGCTCAAGCAAGAGACGCCCCAGGATCGTTTCATTGCGCCGCCGAACTTCCAGCCTGAACAGCCGGGCTTCATTGATCGACTGAAGCAGGCCGGGCAATCGTTCATGCCACAACAGGCCCCGCAACCGGCCCCGCCGCCTCAGCCTATGGTCGCCCCGCCTCAAGGTGCGCCTATGGCCCCGGCACAGCCTATGCCTATGCCGCAAGGCCCCGAGGCCCTGCCTCAAATGTCGGACATGCGGCAAATCCCGGCTGAACTCCAGAACCGCGCTCGCTCGCCTGAAGAACAACAGCAGATGCTCATGGACGCCGCGATGAGCGGTAATCCGTATCTGGAGAGCATCGCGCCGAAAATGTATGCCGACCTTGAGTCCTCCATGCAGTCTCAGGCGGATCGTGACCGGAAGATTGAGGCCATTATCGGGCTTGATGTGCCGGATGAGCAAAAGCGTCAGATGGTCGCTGCGATGGAACTTGGCGACAATGAAGCGTTCAAGAACGCTATCAAGCCCCCCGTCCCGATCCAATCGCCCGAGGGCGTGATTGGCCTCGTGGCTCAAAAGGTCGCTCAAGGCCAACCGCTGACTGAAGGCGAAAAGCAGATTTGGGAAATCTACACGGCGCGTGAACGTAAGCGGGCCTATATTCCGCCCCGTGGTGGTGGTGATGGCCCCAAGGGTAGAGACAACAATCGCCGAGAGCCTATCAGGGTTCCCACCCTTGACGAAATTGACGCTGCCATTGCGGCCAGGGGAGGCTGAACGTGACCGACCTTAACAAAATGTCGCTGGAGGAACTCAAGGCCCTCCGCGCTCGCGTAGCTGGCACAGCGCCTACCGCCCCGGCAACCCAGCGCCCGGCCCCGTCTGGTTCCGTCATGGAACAACAGATTGGGTCCAAGCCCTACAATACGGCGGCGGCAACCGAACTTGCCAAAGCGGATAGCGCCATGCGCCTTGGCGCTCGTGAATCCGCCGTGCAGGGCGCTCAAGCATCCGGTCGCGCCAAAGAGATTGCGGGTCTGCTTCAAGAGACGGCTACCGGCCCCTTGGCTTATGCTGGTTATGCCGCCGCCTCGCCGTTCACTGGCCCCAAGAACCTGACCAATCTCAGCACCATCAAGCGGCTTGGTGGAACGGGCATCTTTGGCGACCTCGACAAGCTTAAGGGCGCTATCTCCGACAAGGACGTTAGGTTCCTTCGTGAACAGCAAGTGGACCCAAGCAAGTTTGGCGGCGAAAATCAGCGCATCGTCAACTTGATGGAATGGACCGGAAACAGGGCCAAGGCTTATGAATCCGCCCTGAACGCCTGGACTAACCGCCTTGGTTCGCCGTCCGCCACCAACGCGCAAGGGCAATCGTTCCAAGGCTGGTGGTCGGACTGGTCTGAAAAGAACATTCCTCGCCCTGATATCGCCAAACCCAAGCCCGCCCAAGGCAGGTTCAAGGTCATTTCTGTCGAAGATGTGCGGTGATGGCTGACAAGCAATACACCTTTGAATACGGCGGCAAACGCTACACGGTCCAAGGCCCGCCCGGCGCTACGCAGGCTGAATTGCTTGAGGCTGCGGGCGTTCAGGAACAAGGCTGGTTTGACAAAAATGGACGGACGCTCCTTTCGGGGGTCGGTGCAGGGCTTGGCATGGTTGCTGCTGCTCCTGCTGCTGTGGGCGGCACTGTGCTTTCTGGCGGTCTTGCAACGCCTGGGGCGATTGCGCTGGAGGCGGGCGCGGCGGGTCTTGGCGCGGGCATCGGTAGCCAAGCCTTCGACGTTGTTCAGACGTTGCGCGGGCGTGGGCGCATGGGTGAGACGCCGATAAGCAAGCTTAAGCAGGTCGCGGGAGATGTGGGGGTTAATGCTATTGCCGCCCCTGCTGGCCGTGCGATTGGCGAGGTTATCGGTATCGGCGCTAAGGCTGCGGCTCCGTATGTCGCCCCGAAGGCCAAGGCCGCGCTTGATTTTCTTAGGGCCAATTCTGGCCCCGGCGTTCAGGCCGTCCGTGGCCGCACAGCCGCCGCGCTTGAGCGTGAGACGGGCGAGGCTGCCATCGCTCGCGCCACGGCGCAGGACCGCGCTGCTGCACTCAGGGCGCAAGGGCAATCCAGTCGCACGGCGGCGGCGGGCTTTGAGCGCAAGGCTGCAAAGGCTCAATCCAGGGCCACCCCGCCCACGCCTACTGTTGGCGAAGTCAAGACCTTGAGCGAGCGCGGCGCACCTGTGCGCGAGGCTACGGTCGCCGCCCGTAGCAAAATCTATGAGAACCAAGTCGCGCAAGACAAGGTTCTGCGTGACGCCGCCGATCAGGTGGTTGCGGACAATGAGGCGGCAGGCAAGTTCATTTCGGACCTTCCGTCCGCAAAGTCGCTGCTTGATGAAGTCACTCAGCGCACGACGCCCAATCCTGGCACTTCGCCTACCGCCACCGCGTTGCCCACGCCGGAAGAAGGCAAAATCCTGAACGCCGTGCAGACGGCGATTAAGGATCGTCGGGTCATTATCAGCGAGGCCGAGGCCCGCGCTGCCAGCGAGATTGACCCCGGCTCCGTGTCCAAGGTGGGAGATAAATACGTCCGCACGTTCAAGACCAATTTTGAAGCCCTCGACAATCTGCGTCGTCGCCTTGGCGAGTCGTTCAACGGCGTCCCGTCTGGCTTTGAGGGCATCCCCACGCACCTTGCCCGCGATATGTATGGCAAGGTCAGCCGTGTCCTGGATGATTACGTTGGCACGGCTCGCGCCGATGTTCAGGCCAATTGGAAGTCTGGAATTGACGCTCTTGCCCCCTACGACAACACGCGGCTTGGCAAGGCGCTTTCGGGCGTTCAGGGCGAAACGTCGGTGCCCAACACCTTTGCCGCCAATGTGCCCGGCACGGTCATTGCGGGTGGCCGTGAGGCTGTGGAACAGGTCGGCGCTCTTGGTGGCGCTCAGACGCAAAAGCAATTCCTGAGCGATGAAGTGCAGGCGGCTTTGGTCGGCCCCGATGGTGCGCCCCTGGACTATGACGCGGCTATCAAGAAGCTAGGCCAGAACACCAAGCTTGGCGATGCGCTCAATGCCGATCCCGAATTGAAGGTTGCCGTGCAGCAGCATCTTCAGCGCCTCAATGACGCCAAGATTGCCGGGACGCGGGCCGAGGCGTTTACGGGCTTTGGCAAGGCGCGGACCAAGGCTGCCGAGACGGCTGAGAAGGGTGAGACGGCGGCGCTTGGTGAGGCTGCTAAGGCCGAGAAAGTCGGCCTTGAGGCTGTGGCTGACTTTGAGCAACTGAAGGTCGCCAAGCCAAAGCAGGTTCTGAACAAGGCTAATGTGGTCGCCAAGAAGCTTCTGCTTCAGGGCAAAATGACCCAGGATGAATACGGAAGCTTTCTGAGCGAGATTGCCGAAATCGAAAGAACTATGGGCGTTGAAAAGGCGCGCAATAGGGCTTTGATGATTTTGGGCGCTTCTAGCGCAGCCTTTGGCGCGGCTGCATTTCAACTTAATCGCACGGCTGAAGGAATGGCTGAGCAACTCGGACGCAAGGTAAGGGGCGAATAATGTCGTTCAACGGCTCTGGAACATTCCTCATCAACAGCGCGGGTCAGCCCGTCGTCACGAACACGATTATCAGCTCGACGGCGTTCAATGCGCTCACGGCTGACCTTGCGACGGGACTTAGCACCTGTCTGACCAAGGACGGGCAGACCACGCCCACGGCCAATATCAAGCTTGGCGGATACAAGCTGACCAACGTCGGTGCGCCTACGCTATCGGGTGATGCGCTGTCGTTTGGCAATGCGGCTACGGTTTCCAACCTGACTGCCACGGGCACCCTTAACGTCTCTGGTGCGTCCACGATTGCCGCCCTGTCGGTGTCGGGCCTTGGAACCTATACCAACACGCAGACGTTTTCGGGCTCGACTTCGGCCCTGGCCGCCAAACTCATCAATGCGCTTGAGAAGGTCACGATCAGCGCCACGGCGGCGACGGGCACGATTGCCTTTGATGTCACTACGCAGTCGGTCCTGTATTACACCACGAACGCATCCGCCAACTGGACGCTGAACGTGCGCGGCAATGGCACGACTTCGCTCAATGCGCTTATGGCGACGGGCGAGAGCGTTACGATTGCGTTCTTGGTGACGAATGGCGCTACGCCTTACTACCAGTCCGCCTTTCAGATTGATGGGGCGTCAGTGACGCCCAAGTGGCAAGGCGGTTCGGCCCCCACCTCAGGCAGTGCGTCGTCGATTGACGCCTATACGATCACGATTGTCAAAACCGGCTCCGCTGCGTTCACGGCGTTTGCGGCTCAAACAAAGTTTACCTGATGCCTGTTCTGTCCACTCGTTCCGCCGCTACGGCTCGTGGATACGGGCTTTTTGGTGCGTTGGGCGCTCCGAGCGAAGTCGAATATCTTGTTGTTGCTGGCGGCGGCGGCGGCGGCGGAAATAACAACCAAGCAGCCGGTGGTGGTGGCGGCGGGGCTGGAGCCTTTAGATCATCTACCGCTTTTAGTGTTTCCCCCAACGTAGCCATTACCGTTACGGTTGGTGGCGGCGGCGCTGGCGGCGCCTATCTCACAAAAGGAACTTCTGGATCATCCAGCGTATTTTCAACTATTTCATCCGATGGCGGTGGTGGTGGTGCGTCTGGAATTTCCGGTCAAGACGGTTCTAATGGCGGCTCTGGCGGCGGCGGCGCAAGCGTTGGTCAAACAAATGGAACGGCGAACAATGCAAGTTACGGCAATGACGGCGGTGCGGCGCCCGGCGGCATAGGATGGCCCGGCTCTGGCGGGGGCGGAAAAGGATCAGCCGGAGTAAAGGCAACATCCACGCAAGGCGGTAATGGTGGCTCGGCGCAATCATCTTCCATTTCTGGTTCGTCGGTTGATTATGCTGGCGGCGGCGGCGGCGGCGGAAATCAATTTACTCCCGCACCCGGAGGGACGGGAGGCGCAAATGCTGGAAGCGGTGGATATGGTGTCGGTGGAAATGGCGTAGCTAATCGCGGTGGCGGCGGCGCTGGCGGCGGAACTCCATCCCCGTCTGGAGGAAATTTTGCAGGCGGGAATGGCGGTTCTGGAATTGTAATCATTCGCTACCCCGCAACATATTTGCCCGCCACTTCAACTACGGGCTCCCCAACTGTCACTGTGTCTGGCGGTTATCGCATTTACGAATGGACTGGCTCAGGCTCAATCACGTTCTGATCATGGCTCACTTCGCTCAACTTGACCAAAACAACATCGTTCTTCAAATCATTGTCGTGAACAACGCGGATACGAGCGTTGACGGCTATGAAATTGAAGCCAAGGGCATTGCCTTCTGCCAGTCGCTGTTCGGCCCTGATACGCGGTGGGCGCAGACCAGCTATACGGGCAAGATGAGAAAGAGGTATGCAGGCGTGGGCTACTCATTTGATCAGCAACGTGACGCCTTCATCCCGCCGCAACCGTATCCGAGTTGGACTCTTGATCCAGAAACTTGCGATTGGGTTGCACCTATCCCTATGCCGAATGACGGTCATTGGTATACATGGGATGAATCAACTCAATCCTGGGTGAAGAAAGCCATGACCGATGTCCACTCTCTCTGACGCAGAGATTGAACATATTGCCGACAAGGCCGCTGAGAAGGCCATCGTCAAGGTTTATGAGCAGATTGGCCGGTCCGTCGCCCAAAGGGTGTTCTGGTTCATTGGCGTGATCTTCGTCTCAGGGTGCGCTCTTCTCGTTGGCACTAACGTCTTGAGGAACTAGGGCATGATTTCAGACGAAGAGTTCATCGCCGTCTGGCAGCAATGCAAATGTTCCCCCTCAGTCGTAGCCCGAAAGCTTAACGTCCAAGTCCGCGAGGTCTACCGCCGTCGTCAAAAGATGGCGGATCGTGGCATTGTCCTTGAGACGCATCCCGTCAACAGTTCGGGTGCAGCGCAGACCACCTACACGCAATCCTGGTCCTATACCCGCGAGCGCACCGCCGAGGTGATTGACGGGAATGTCATTATCTTCTCCGACGCGCACTTTTGGCCCGGTGGCCGCACGGTCGCCAATGAGGCGCTGCTAAAGCTTATCAAGCGGCTCAAGCCCGCCCGCATCATTGCCAATGGTGATATCTTCGACGGCGCGAGGATCAGCCGTCATGACCCGCATGGATGGGGGCAACCGCCTTCCGTCAAGGAAGAACTGGACGCCTGTCTTGAGCGGATGCACGAAATCGCCCTTGCCGCCCAACGTGGGACGCCTCTGGATTGGAATATCGGCAACCATGACGCACGTTTCGACAGGGCGATGGTCGTCAACGCAGCCGAGTATGAAGGCGTCGTGGAACGCTTGGCGGATAGGTTCCCAGAGTGGGAAATGGCGTGGTCAATCCGCCTTAACGGGTCGGTCATGGTCAAGCATCGCCAAGCCAATGGGATTCACGCGACCTACAACAATACACTGAAGGGCGGGCTTACGATGGTGACGGGGCACTTGCACCGCCTCGCCATCACGCCTTGGGCCGACTACACGGGCAGGCGGTGGGGCGTTGATACGGGCACGCTGTCCGATCCCCTGGGGCCTCAGTTCGAGTATCTGGAGAACAACGCCACGCCTTGGTGCAGTGGCTTTGCAGTGTTAACATTCAAGGACGGGATGCTCCTGCCGCCGGAACTGTGTGAAGTCATAGACGGCGTGGCCTACTTTCGCGGGGACGCGGTATGACCAAAGAGGTCCAGTGGTTCTGGAGGCGCTTGTTCACGTTCCTGTTTACAAGTGTCAACAGCATCGCCATTGCCGCCGTGGTCTGGAAGATGGACGATCCCCACGCCCTGAAATGGATTGGCCTGGGCCTCATCTTTGCCAACATCATGTTGGCCTTCGTCTATATGGCGGGCGCTACTCTGGTGGACCTTACGCGGCTTAAGGGCGAGGTGATCCAGACGGCGGAAGAGGTCAAGGACATCGTGTCATGATGAAGCTGAACCGCTATGTCCTGATCCTGTGCTTCGTGGTCGTGGCCTTCGGGCTCATCGTGGCCGGGTATTACAAGGTCATGTTTGATATCCAGCGCAAGCGGGCAGAGGCGTCGATTGCCGAGGCCAAGGACGCACGCCGCGCCCTGGAGGCTGCTGAGACATACAACCGGCAAACCATCATCATCCGAGAGAAGGGCAATGCCGCCACACAACGTATCCAACAAGCGCCCAAGGCTGCTACGCCTGTCCCTGACGACGTTCTGTCTGCTTGGCGCGATGGCATTGACCGGGTGCGCGGGCACGACGCCGCCCCTGACAATCCCGCAAGCGTTCCGTGAGCCCTGTATCGGTCCTGATACACCCGTCAAGACGATAGGCGACCTTGCTGTGTTCTCCGTGCAACAGGAGGTCGCGCTACAGGATTGCGAGGCCAAACGCGCCGGATTGGTCGGATTGATGGACAAGCCCAAAAAGCCTTGGTGGAAACTATGGTAGCGACAAACTTCCCTAACTCTTTGCGACTCGTTCTCAAGCACGAGGGCGGATTCTCAAAGCATCCCGCCGATCCGGGCGGGGCCACCATGCTTGGCGTGACCAAGAAGGTCTGGGAAGCCTATACGGGCGATGTCGTGACCGAGGCGGACATGAAGCGCCTCACGCCCGAGGACGTTGGCCCGCTCTACCGGCGCAACTACTGGGACAAGTGCAATTGCGACAACCTGCCCGGTGGCCTGGATTACGCCGTGTTCGACTACGCCGTGAACAGTGGCGTCATGCGGGCCTGTAAGGTCCTCCAGGCGGCTTTGGGCGTAAAGACGGACGGAGTGATAGGCCCGGCCACGATTGCCGCTGCACGGGCCTCTGAGGGGCTTATTCAGCGGTATTGCGGCGAGCGGTTGCGGTTCCTCAAGGCGCTCCCGCATTGGCCGTCGTTTGGCAAGGGCTGGGAGCGCCGGGTCAGGGAAGTTCAGGCGAAGGCGGTTGCGATGGCAGTTCTGCCAGATGCTCACGCAGCAATGGGAGGAAGTGTTCAAGCCGCAATACAACGCGCCATTGCTCCCCGTTCTGGCGGTAGATAACGGTCGGGATTTCCCCCGGCTTTGAGCAAGCCTCCACCTGACGGCACCACTTCATGATAGCAAGTGTCTCCTGGCGCTTGCACTCAATGCGATAGGGTCCGACCGTGATGTCGTCCGCACCGTCGCGGGCTTGGCCCAGGTTGCGCTTCACGACGAAGCCGAGTTCATCCGATAGCAGCTTGGCGAGTTCGTTCTCGCCGCGAGCGCCTTTGTTCCTACTCATGCGTCCGGTCATGTCGTCACCTAAAATGGAATCTCGTCGTCAAACGGAACGCCGCCATTGTCGCCAATCTTCTTGCGCTTAGGCGTAGCGGCCTTGGCGGACTTCAGCAGCATTTCGCTAGGCTCGAATCCTGGGCCATTCTTGAACGTGGTCCCGTCCTTAGCCTGATACTCGACGTAGTTCTCGCCGCCATCAATCGGGTTGGCTGGGACAAGCGGCGGGATGAAGATATGGCTATCGCAGCCCTTGCGCTGCTCCGCGCCAGTCAGCCACTTGTTATGCAGGCCACACTTCCACATGCCCTTATCGACAGGCGTGGAATGTGAACAGGTGCGACAATTCACCGCAGGCAGGCCGTCGTGATGGCAGAACTTGTAGAAGTCGCACATTTTGCATTGCCAGTTGGCCGGGTCGTCGCTGATCCGCCCCGGAGGCGCGGTCATGTTGATCGTGCGCTTGGCGCGGTCCATCAGGGACTCGAACACCTTGCGGTCAAAGTGGACCCATTCCGTATAGATTTCGTCGGTGTCCTTGTTGACGGCCATATACATGGCCCGGTCCAGTTTCATGAGGCCCATGTAGGTCTGCATCTGGGCGTAGTGCTGGGGCTTGGCTTCCTTGACAGTCTTGGTCCGCACTTCGTGGTATGACTTTGACGAGTGCGTCTTGATTTCCAGAACCGCCCAGGTTTTAGGCCCCTCTGGAAAGCCTTGACCGATCCCATCAACGGAACCGCCGAAATGACCCGTCTCATCCCTACATTCAATCTGCTTTCCGTCGGCCTCTTCGGTATGCAGTTCAACGCCGATCCCGCGCAACTCTTCGTAAATGCGCGGCTCTTCTCGCTTGCCGGTCGAAAAGATGCGTAGGAGACGCCCGTTGAATTGAGGCAACTCAACCCAACGGAACGTCAGCCACAGATAACGGTCGCAGTGATGCCCGATCAGAGACGCGCCGAGGTGATCCCGGAAGTCCTCCTTTCTCCTCTCATACCAAGCGTAAATCTCGCTCGCGGTCGTCCGCGTGGGGGCAGGCACTGCGACCATCGTCTTATCGCTCCCAGGGCTTCTTGGTAGTGGGTTCAGCCTTGGCAGCGACCGGCTTTGCAAGCACGGGCTTGGAACCGCCCGATGCCGAATAGCCCATCACACGGTTGCGGGTCTGGTCCTTGCGGTCGATATCCAGATGCAGCGTGAACGGGATTTCGAGCAACTGGTCGGTGTCGGACAGGGGCAGTTGGCTGACCGCCGTGGCAAGCTGGTTAAGCTGGCTACGGGCAATCTGCATCGTCTGCTCAGACGGATTGTTGACGTTCAGGCGCTCCCAAATCTTGCGGCCCGAATGTTCGCCGTCGATGATGTCGATGGTGAGTTCGATATACTCGCCATTGCCCGCCTTAGTGGGCTTCAGGTCCGTCCGCGTCACCACGGCGGTATATTCGCCGGGAGGCAGGGGCGCGAAGTCCGAACGCGGGGCGGCTTCGTATTGGGTAACGTCAAAGTCGATAGAGGGCATTGGTTTAGGCTCCTAGTTGATTGCGGCTTCGAATTCATCCCAGGCCATAGGGATATGGTCGGGAAGGCTATAGCGGTTTTTCGCCATGTAGGCCGGGCGCTCGTTGGTATAGAGAAGCCTCTCGCCGGTCGAAATTCCGCGATTGCTGGTTTTGTTGAACCCAACGTCGTCCTTCTTGACGAGGGTCTTGTAGTTGCCGAACAGCACCGCGTCGGCCCATTCCCGAAGGATAGCGCTGGAACGGTCCTGTAGTTTCGGCTGATAGCGGTCGTAAGGCTCGACTTCAGGGCTGTCGAAACGCTTGATCGTGCAGTGCGCGATCAGGATAACGGCCATCTTGCGGTCGTTACGCAGGGCGTCCAGGCCGTCAAGCATTTCCCGCCAGCGGTTCGCCACAAGCACCGCGCCCTTGCCATAGGCGAGGTCTTTAGCGTCATACTTGGCTTCGACTTCCTGCCAGATCATGTTCTCCAGCCAGTCGGCGGAATCCAGGACCACGGTCTTGAAGTCGTGGGCTTCGCTGTAGAGCGTCCCAATAGCTTCCAGAACGTCGCTGGTAGAGCGGGCAAGCGGGAAATGATCCACCTTGAGCGAGCCCAGGCCATCCTCAGTCAGGATGAACACAGGGCTAGGAGCCCCGGCGGCGAAGGTGGTCTTGCCGATCCCCTCAACGCCATAGAGCATGACGCGAGGGGCCGAGATGGCTTCGGATTTGCGGATGGATTTCAGGTCAAACATTGTCGCGGCTTTCGATTTGGATTCCGGTCTTGGCGGGCTTGACGGTGAGGGCGGGGCTCAGGCGCTTGTAGAGGTCGGGGCGATATTCGCGCAGCTTCTTAAGCTTGGGCTCATCGATTGCGATTGTGGTTTTCAGCACCTTCAGGTTGTCGGGGAAGTTGCGGCTGAGGGTTTCGATTTCGGTGATGTCGGCTTTGTAGGTCAGCTTTCCGATGACGACGATCTTGTAGGTTCCGGCTGTGTGCGTTTCGCGGCCTTCGTCTTTGGCTCCGGTGATGGCGATGATTTCCTCTTCGATTGCGACTCGGTGGGCGTTGGCTTGGGCTTCGGCGTGCTTGGCTTGAACCCAAGCGTCGGCAAGCGACGCCAGGGCGGTTTCTTCGTTTGTCATTGGTTTCTCCTTCCAATGAGGCTGACCCTAAACCCGAACCGAAATGCGATGCAAGAGGTTTTTTTGCACAAAATGCACTTGCGAGAAATGCAATCTCGGGGCTAGGGTAGGGAGAGAAGGAGATTTCCCTATGAACTCGATCCGAGGGCGTGAACAGCCCGCCTATGACGTTGTGACGATGCTTGGCGGCGTCACGAAGGCCGCTGAGATTTGCGGAACCTATCCGTCAACGGTGTCCCGGTGGCTGCATACCACAAGTAAAAAAGGCACTGGCGGCAAGATTCCGCTTAAGTATTGGCAGCCGATCCTAGATCACGCTGCAAAATATGGAAAGAAGATCACGCTTGAAACGCTCTATAAGGGTTGACCGTGCAGAACAGCGAATTCCTCGCTCATGTGTATGGCGACCTGGGCGCTTCGTTCGGGTGGACGACTTCCTTTCGCGCTGATCCAAATGCCGCCGATCCTACTATGTGGGAAGGCAAGGCTTGGCGGGCGACCGATGCACAAAAGCGATTGATCGACGCCCGTGAGGCTGACAACAATTTCTATTGTGTCGCCGCGATGGCGAGCAAGGAGATCAAGCGGCGCAAGGCACATTTTGAACGCCTGTGCGTGCTTGTAGCGGATGACGCTACGCTTGACGGACTCGCCGCGCATCCGACCTACATCATCGAAACCTCGCCGGGGAAATACCAGATTGGTTGCATCATTGATGCGACAGACCCGGACGCACGAAACGCCGCGCTCATTGATAAGGTCATGCAAGTCATGGCCTCCGAGGGGCTGGTCGGCGCGGATGCGTCGGGCAACAACCTGATCCGGTATGTCAGGCTCCCCCAAGGCGCGAACACGAAGAAGCGGCCTTCCGGGGCGTTCTCTGCCCGGTTGCTGCAATTCGACGAGGAGCGGGTCTATAGCCTTGAGGACGCCTGCATGGTGTTCGGCATTGACCTTGACCGCCTGCGTTCTGAAACCGTGGTCCCGCTACGGCGCGAACTGAAGCCGCGCACCAATGCCGCGCAACTCATTGAGGCCCTGGTTACGCCAGACCTGAGCGAACGAAGCTATCATGACCCGCTGCTGAAGTTGACCGCCAAGCTGGCGAGCGAGGGTGTAAAGCCTGACACGACAGTTGAGGTCGTCACCGGCATCATGCAGGCAGGCAGGCCCGCTGAAGGCCCTGAATTGCGGCGCTGGGAGGCCCGCGTTCAGGAAATCCCGCGTCTCGTGAAAGGTGCGGTCGAGAAATTTGCTCCAGAAACGCCAAAGTTCATGGAGCCTAGCGGGCTGATCCGCACGGCGAACGATGTTGGCCGGGAATTTGAAGATATCGACTGGATCGTTGACGAACTGATCCCCGAACAGGCGGTCGGCATGATCTTTGGTGCGTCGGGCACGTTCAAATCCTTCATCGCCATTGACCTATGCTGCCATATCGCCAACGGGATGGAATTCATCGCCAAGGAGACGCGCAAGGCTCCGGTCCTCTATCTCGCGTCCGAGGGTGGCGCGGGTATCTATCGGCGCATCCAGGCATGGCACAAGCACCACGGGCTTCCGATCTCTGATGACGTTTGGCTTGTCACGACGCCCCTGATCCTGACCGTCAAGGAGCAGCTAGAGGCCCTTATCACGGCTATGGAAGCCATGACGGTTAAGCCTGCCTTTGTCGTGATCGACACGCTTTCGCAGACGTTCGCCGGGGATGAGAATTCGTCCAACGACATTGCGTCTTATATCCGCGCGATCAACACGGACATTCGAGCCCGGTTTGGATGCTCGGTGGCGGTCATTCACCACACCGGCCACAATGCGTCTGACAGGCCGCGAGGGTCGTCCGCGATGATGGCGAACCTGGATTACCTGCTAGGCGTATTCAAGCCCGATCCAGAGGCTTCCACGGCGCGTATGATGGTCGTGAAGCAGAAGGACGGGGACCGTCTGGACGACATGTATTTCACGATGGAACGCGAGGACTTGGGCGTCACCAAGAAGGGCAAGCCTGCCTCCTCGCTCGTGTCCGTCTATAACGATGCGCTACGGGCGGCGGGTGGCAAGACGAGCAAATACGATCTCGTCATCATGAACCTACTCGAAAGCGGCAAGATCGTCTCTGAAGAGGAGATGAGGAATGCGATCAAGGATGAGGCCGGATGCAGCGCGGACACCGCCCGTCAAGGCGTGAGGCGGTCACTCATCAAGCTGGTCAACAGCGGCTATGTCCGTCGCGCCGGGTCGGACGCCTGGAAAAAGGCGTGACGCCTCTTCCATAGTGGGCTCTGCCTTGGGGCCTGGAAGGTCTAGCAGCCAACGCCAATGGGCGCGGGATTGGCTGTAGGTGGTTTGTTTGTCCATTGTCATAACGCGCGGATTATATCCGCATGCGCGGTCCATAAGCTACGGGTTATAAAGCAAGGGCCGAGGTTGCCCCCGGCCCTGCGACTCACGACCGAAGCCGTGAGGGTGGATATGCCCGAAGCCGGAACCCCGGGAGGCCCAACGGTAAACCGCTGGGGCGGATATGCGAAACGCGGCTCCAATCCGCGTGACGCCTTGGCTATATTCAAGAACTCCAAACCGCCTTGAGCCAAAAAGAAAGGCGGAAGCAGGACTATGCCCCAAGCCTCACGCCTTGTCCACAGCCTTATTTTCAGAAGGGTTGCCCCCCTCGCATGGAGGAGAGACACGCGAGGGGGGCGGCGAGGAATTCTTTTTCTTCAACTCAACTCGCGGGGGTCTTTTATACGCTTTCGAGTCCCCGCGCAATTGAATTGCACGATTGATCTTCCGCGTAGCCCAGGATTTATGGATAGCCGTTTTCATGGCCTTGGAAACCCGGCGGCTGAATTCCTCCGGGTTGTCCTTTTTCCATTGGTTGGCGGCTTCAACGCCCTTGGTCGAATGAGTGCGCCTGAGCGCCCGCAAGGCGCGGTAATAGGCCGCATCGCCGCGTAGTTTGCCCTTGCTGGACTTCCGGCCCTTAATCCGGCCTTCCTCCATCTGCTCGGGCGTGAGGCGATGCTGGTTAGGCCGCTGGTCCTTGCGCGGCGGTAGATAGCCCCATTCAAACATGGTTATGCCTTAAGCGGCCTCGTAAAGGGCATAGCGGGCAATGCGGTGTTCAGCATTTTTCGCCCAATTCCACGCTTCCGCGTAACAAACAAAGCTATCCTCTTTGTCCTTGCCCTCCAGGTGGACGCGGACGCGGGTCTTAGCGTCAACCGGGCAGGTGTCGGTTGTGTGTTCGATCCAGTCGGTCATAGTGTTTTCCTCAAACATGGTTATTCCTTGGGTTTGCTCATCGGGCCATTAAGGACGTAATAAAGGTATGCTTCGGCTAAATCCTCCAAATCTATAAAATCCCTTTGAGATTGTGGAACCGAAAGCGCCAGCTTCAGGCACTCCAGACGGAGGTTGATGAGGTCGGGTTCAGACGGCAGCGCCTCGCTCGACCTTTTCGGCCAGCTATCCCACGGCGCAAACGGCTCCTCGGGCTCCGGGGGCTTGGCGGGGGTGACGATGCGGTAGTGGGACCAATGTCGCTTATCCCAATAAAGGCTCCCTGCACGCGCAACATAAGCCCCGCCCATCGGGCTCACCCGCACCTCCACCACCGTCTCAGGGTCTACCGGGCAGGTGTCGCCGGTGTGTTCGATCCAGTCGGTCATAACGTCCCCTCAACATGCTGTTTCTTGAATCCCAGTCGATACATTCGCCCCAGGACCGCGCTACGGGACTTGCCCAATTCCAGCGCGATCAGGCGGGCAGTATATCCGTCCCGCCACATGGCATAAAGCGTGGCGTCCTCCTCTTTGGTCCATTCAACCGGGCGCCCGGCCATTAGCCAAACTCCGGTCGCTCGGGCAGATAGCCAGCCTTGACGGCGTTGTATCGGGCGATCTTGTAGAGGCCGAAAAAGAGCGGCCAATGGTAATGCAGAGAATTCCATCCACGCTCCGCGTCCATCATCCGATCATGCGCGTCGTAGTAGTCTTGCAGTTCTTTGGGGTAGGTCATCCCAGCACTCCTTTGGTCCAGATGAAATACAGCGGCGGGCCAAGCCAGAAGACCAGCCATGCGACGGCGAGAGCCCGTTTTCGCAAGGGCCAGCTTTTCCACTCGCTTGCGAATAGGGCAAAACCCATGACGCCAACCCAAAACATAACCATCAGGCTGATTTGTCGTTCAAAACTCACGGCAGCACTCCCCATACGAGAATAGCGACGAACGAAACGACAGCCGCCACGCCTAGCCCGAAGGCCAGAGCGTCGGAGCAGTAGCCGTCAGCGGGATGCGGCGGGGGCGACGGGACGCGCAGGGCGTCAACGATATGGAGGATCAACCAACTAGGGTTCACTGGTCAGCCTCCCCGGCAAGAAACCCGGCGAGAAAGCCAGCACGACGAATGAGATAGGTAACGCGATCCGGCTCCTCCCACCGCACTCTGCTCAACTCAGGGCGATTGAAAATCTCGGACAGCACCGCCATCAACTCCAGCGCCTTGATGCGGTCATCGTCACTCACCGGTCAGCCTCCTTGACATGCAGAGCGGCGGCCAGAGCCTCATTTAACGAGGAGCGCCCCCTGGGTTTGACAAACCGGCCCTGTTCGTCCCGGTAGCGGACCACCTCGCAAAGCGGACAGGGGCCGCCTTCAAAGCACCTGTCATGCGCGTTGATGCACTTCACCTCAACGTGGACCTCACTCACCGGTCAGCCTCCTTTGCGATGGTGGCGGGGTCGAGTAGGCGGATGGCGGCGTCAAAGTTGGCGGGCATGACAGCCCAATTGACGGCCTCCCTCGCAGCAGCCTCCAGCCCTAGCCGGATGCCTTCTAGCCGGGCGGCGTCGATCAGGTGCTGGTTGAGGACGCGGTATCGTTCCGCGTTGGGCCAATCGACTTCGTCAGACGCGCTTTGATAATTGCCGTCGATGGGGTCCACGACATACACCCACACATCATCCGCGACCGGCTGGGGTCCGCCGTCGTGTTCGATCCAGTCAGTCACTGGTCAGCCTCCTTTGCGGGTTCTTCTGTTAGCCACACGAAGTCCTCGGGGTATCGCTCCTCCAGCCGCTCCAGCATGTCGCTCATGCGGACCTGAAGGTTTCCCGCCATTTCCTCCAAGGCGGCGTTCTCCTCCTCCAGCGCCTTGATCCGCTCGGCGGATGCGGCCTGACCGGCGCGGAGATTGAGGACTTCCGAAGCTAGGGCCGGGGCTTCGGCAATCAGCGCCAGATCAGCCGTGCGAGCCCCGGCTTCACGATGCACGATAACGCGGTGGCCGGGAGGGGTTCCAAGGCCGGGCCATGTTGACACATAGTCGATGGGCTCGGCGGGAACCGTGCCGTGAACGGTGCGCGTCTTGCGTGAAACCTTGCCAGCGTTAACGTGGTGCCAAGGGCCGGGAGAAGCTGCCGCCAAAAGCGACCTAAGTTCATGGTCCCTCGCCCACAGCAGGGCCTCGTCGGGTTCAGTCATTGGTCAGCCTCCTTGAGCAGAGCGCGGGCGCGGCGGATTTCTCTGTAGGTAATGAAGTATCGCGCGCCGTGATCGTCCGGATTCCAAGCCCGCCGCGACCCAGAGTCCGATCCAATAATCGCACACTCGTCCAGCGGCCTCAGAGCCTCCTCCAGTGCCTTGATCCGTTCGGCGGATGCGGCCCGACCGGCGCGGTAGGCCTTCGCTGCGGCCTCCATCTCTTCCGCGTAAGTAAGTTCGGGGTGGCTATCTACCCAGCGGGTAGCGTCGTCCTCAGACTCCCAAACTAGGTCGTCTCCGGGGCCTTCAATAAGTTTGCTCATCGCATCGTCTCCCTCTTAACGGTCCATAGCTGGCGGGCCAGCGATACCAATAGCGTGTCAGGCATAGCGGCCAAGGCGGCATGGTGGCGTTCAACGTCCTGGCGGCTCATGCCGTCAAACATCTCGGCCTCTTCGAGCGCGTAGCCTACGGCTTTGCGGGCTTGTTCGGTGGGGGTCATTTGCCCGCCTCCTTCCCGGCCTTGTAGGCGTTCAGGCCCTTCTCCAACCGCCGGGCGGCTTTGAGGATGTGGGGCCAGCGGAGATCGTTTGAGCCCGTCCCCCTCACGGCGCGGTTGACGATAGCCTCGGCAGGCTCGACCAGCACCTTCGCCCGCTCCTGTTCCTGCTCTCGGGCCATGCGGGCTCCGGCGAGGTAGGCGGTTGCGGTGACGCCTCGGTCCCATTTTCCAGCAAGCACTTTCTCCCGGTCGAAGTGATCTGTAAGCTGGCTAACCTCCCACTCCCGATATGCCAGCACCTCAGGATCAACGGGCGGCGGCGGGGTCCAGCCTTCGCGGGCTAAGCGGGCGGCGATGATGGCGGGGCTTTCATAGTCTTTTCCAAAACCCAAGGCATCACACTTGCGCCAAGCCTCCTTGGCTCGCGCTTCGTCCAGTTCTTCAGGTGTCATGTTATCTCATCCTCATGTAGCGTTTAACGTCTAGCGGCTTTGCCTGGACATAGGCAATCCGCCGGTGATGGTCGCAATAGACATGCCCGGTAGTGGGCATGGCGCAACTTAACAGCCCCTCGCCGTCGCCGCCTACAGGCCACGCGCAAGACATGGGGGCACGGTCCATAAGCCGCGTCGGGCGTGATCCTGGGATGGGCGAAAAGGCTTCGTCCATGACTTCGCGCCAAGGCCGCTTGGTAATGTGTGCTTTGGGTGGCGGCGTGCCGATATTGGCGGCGGTGGATAGCGTGACGGGCTTTTCCTTGGGATAGCGCAACACGGGCTCCGGCTTGGGCTCTTTGGGGAGCGTAGCGCGTTTGCCAGCCTTACGGACGGGTAGGCCAAGGCCGACCTGCCTGAGACGCCACAGACGGCCTATGATGGCGTTGCGCGTCTTGTGCATGGTGCGGCCAATCTCGGTGGCGCTATGACCGCCAGCTTGCAGGTCTAGAAGCTGGCGGTCTTGTTCGGGGGTCCAGGGGGGGGTCATGGACTAGGCCGCACGGTCGGCGCGGATAACGGGGCACATGGAATAGCGTCCCCAGGGCCGGATGAATTCCGCGCCGTCATACACATCAACGCGGAAAGCTTTGCCGTCCACCCACACGCTACGCGCCGTCCGGCGGTCAATCGTGGCGCGGATGATATAATCAGCATCAACGATGGAGCGCGTGGCGTAGGTCTTGCCGGGCTCAAACTTAACAACTTGGGACATCGCGTTTTCTCCTCTAAGCGATGATTGACGTTATACCGGGGTGATTTGTAATGCAACCTTGGGCTAGGCGTCCCGCGTCAAGCGGGACATGCCGGTCCACAGCCACGCCCCGAACGCCCACGGGGCGACATTGCGGAGGACGCTTTCCATCGCGGGCGATCCGAACGCCATGACGGCATAGGCAATGGCGAAATAGGCGGCGGCGGTAAGGAACCAGGGGTTCTTGAACATTGCTCTTTCTCCTCAAGAGCGCCGGGGGAAGCGCCCCGGCTCGCCTCCTATTCTGGACAGCCCAGCCCCGGAGAGGGGGTCGGGGACATCGCGCGGACTGGTCTAAGCCCGCCGCCCCATGACCAGACTATGAACCAGGGTGATTTGTAATGCAATAGCCTTTTTGCGAAAAAATGAAATTAGTTTTGGGGCCATATCATAGGCAGGGTTATGCCGAACGCGCCGCGCTTGTCGCCGTTGTCGCTGAACGCGCAAAAGCCGCCATGGCGCATGACAATCCGGGCGTGTCGCTCGCATTGGGCCTTGTAGTCGCCAGGGTCAATCGTGGCGATGGGCGGGCGTTCTTGCGTCTTGGCAATCTGTCCATAGCGGCCGCGCAAGCTGGCCGGTGTGCGGCCGGGGAAGGCGTGAGCCATATCCGCCCATGCCTCGCCGTCATTACGCAAGCGGAGCAATAGCAGGTCCTCCGCTTGCGTGTATGCGGGCGTCTTTGAACGGGTCATTGACCACCGAACACGACGAAGGCGGCGATGATGAGCCAGAGCAACGCGCCGAATGTGAAGGCGGTCAGGGCAAATTCCATGGCTAGGGCTATGAGGCGGGTCATAGTGCGGACCCCTTTTGCCTAGCCATAACATCATCGAAAAGGCGATCAACAAGCCGGAAAAGTTCGGGCAAGTCTTGATCCGTTGCGCCCATTGCGAGCGGGTTTTCAGTGATGCGCCGCGCCGCTTTGTCCAGTCCGTCCAGAACGTCCAGGCGGAACATTTCCAGCAAAAGCGAGGGGCCGTCCATATTTGTGAGGCGGGTCATGGTGCAATCTCCTGAATTGAGGGCCTATCAGGCGGCGCGAGGCCGCCTGAAGGTAACTTCACCGAACGCGCGATTAGCAATCTTGGCTTCATCGCCGCGTTCATGAAACTTGACGTAACAGACATGATCGCCGCCGGAATGATCCTTGCCCGGCTTGGCGGTCACTTGGGCATAGGCCACGCCTAGCCGCGTGTCCGCGTTCTCATAGGCGAGCAGGTCCTGGAGGCGGGAAAGGATGGCGTCGATGAATTCAGGCGAGCCTTCAATCCTGATACCGTCGTGGCCGTAGGTAGAGCCCTTGTGCCGGTTGCGGATAGCTTGCGGCTTGAGGGGAAGGCCGGGCTTCAGGCTGGCCCAATGATCAAGCAATTCAGACTTACGCATGGTGCAATCTCCTATGTTGCACGCCTTAAGGCGGGCCACGCTGAGCGCTCCCGCCTTGGGCCGGTTGTCGGCGTTGTGATGGGGGGTTAGGCGTTTTTAGCGATAGCCCGAAACGCGCGGTAATACTCGCGCGCCCCGGCGTAAGTGTCGCAACGCATTTTGTCGTACATTTCGCCGCTCGCGTCTCGCACATAGGTTTCATACCAACCATTGCGAAGCTTGTCGAAATAGACACTCCAGCCGTTGGAATACTCCTTAAAGGTCATTGCATCTCTCTCCGTCATGGCCGTGATTGGCCTATGTCCAGACCATGCCCCAGGCTGATTTGTAATGCAATAGGGGTTTGTGCGATTTTTGCAAATTATGTGATTGACGGGGTTTGTTGGGCTGATATGGTCGCAGTGTCGATAGAGGAGAAAGCGACATGTCTTTTAAGAATGACCCTTCCAAGCGCGGCGCTCTTGCGGCTCGCAAGCGGCTTTTTGGCGAGAATTCGCGTTACGCGATTGCCCCCATCCATACGCGCTTTGACGCCGTGCAGTGGTTTGTTTGGGATGCTGAATATCCGAATTGCGGATTTACAGCGGAAGTGATCCGGCAAGAGGATTGCCTGGAAGCCGCAATGCGCGATTTCATGGGCGAGCATGGCGCGGATCGCGTGATCGAAGCCTTCGCGGGGAGATAGACAGCCGATGACAAATTATTTTGAAACCATGACTCTTTCCGATGCTCTGCGCGATTTGAAAGCGAGGGAAAAAGACGTGTTAAATATGATCCGCAACATACGGAGGGCGTCTTACGTTGAAACCAGCACGTTTTGGACAAACACAGCTGAATCTCATTTCACTGAGGGCTTCAAGGCTATGAGCCGCGCCTTACATTATCCAGGCGAGGACGATTAGCCAGCCGCAATCCTGGAGCATCAAGCCCGGCCATTGTGTCGGGCTTTTTGTTGCGCGTAATTCCTAGTGGATAGGGGGGGGATTGTGGGCAAAGAAAAACCCCGCGATAGGCGGGGTTAGTGGGGAGTGTGTGTTGGGCGGGGTTAGTCAGCTCGCGCAAGAGCTACAATCTTGTCCGCGTATCGGTCGCCGCGCTCATAGTCCAGGGCGATCTCCCAAGCCTTGAAGGCGGAAAACCCGTAGGCGATTAAGAGGCGAGCTGTATCGGCGCGTGTCATGTCTATCTCCTCTAGATGACGTTCAAACCCTACGCGCGCTTGATTTGAAATGCAAGCGGCTTTTGTGGCGTCAAAAGCGGACGTAGCGATCGGGGATAACATAAAGATATCTTTATGTGTTTATGTCGGATTGGGGATGATAGGCGGGGGATGAGGGATGCGCCCGCCCCCATAAACGACACCCCCAAAATCCTATTTTGGACGGTTTTGCCCAATCCGTCTGGACAACGGTTTTGTCCGGCAAATTCGTTGTTTTGTCCAGACGTGTCCAGGTGGAGCATTGATTTTATTGGGAGAATTTTCGCAAAATTCGGCGTTTTGTCCGGTTAATTTCGAGGCGGACAACTGGACGGGGGTATATATACCCCGTCCTGTCCTGACTTGTCCGGGTTTTGTCCAAGCTATGAAGAGGGGCCAGGATCACGCCTTGGACTGGCCTACCGGCGTCCATCTTGTGGCCCGCCCCTTTTTGCAGATTGTGCAATATTAGGTGTTGCGCGCCTGGACCCAGGCGTGGCATGGTGAGCCATCGTTTAGAGGAGACAACGATATGACCAATTTTGATTACACGAATGAAGGTGAAGCCGCCTGGACCCAGGCGTGGGATATCGCGTGCGAAGCTGCCGGCAACGCCTGGGCCGCGACCTGGGCCGCCGCCAGGACTTATGGCGGCTCGCCTAGCCATTCGGGCGCAATGGCTCGCGCCGCCGCCCAGGAGGCAGCTAGGCAATCCTGGCTCGCCTAACCCGCCCCACAATCCGCCCCATCCCAGCCCCGCCCTAACCGGCGGGGCTTTTCATTGCGCCCCATTACCCGTCGGGGGGTATGCCCATGCCTGCCATTGTGTAGGCCATGCCATGCGTGCCCAGGCGTGGCGCTACAGTGGCCTAGCGTGGCGAGGTGAGGTCATGGGCAAGCTTGGCCTAGCGTGGCCTTGTGCGGGCTTGCGTGCGGGCCTGGATGAATTCATGCGGGATGGTGAGGCATGGGGCAAGCTGAGCAAGACCCCCCCCCAGGGGTCGAACCCGGTTGGGGGGGTCGGCTGTAGCTATCCGCCCCTCCCCACAAATTTTTTGCCATTTCGCAATGTTGCGTATTACGCAAATGCTTGCACGCCCACCAAATCCCCGCTATCTAGTCCCTATGACAAAGTTCAAGGTCAATCACGGCAAGGGCGGCAGACCCCCGAAGCCTGAGTTGCAAAAGGTTCGCAAGAACCTTGCGGAATTCATTTCGACCAACTCGCACAAGCTTGAGGACTGGCTTGACGAGATTTACGAGCGTGACGGCCCCAAGGTCGCGTTCGACAAGTTTACGGACCTTTTGGAATTCTATGTGCCCAAGCTGGCCCGGCAGGAGCATACGGGCGCGGATGAGGGCCCGGTGGAGTTGTCGATCAAGTGGTCAACCGACGCGAAGTAGTCCTGGAATACGCCCCTAGAAAGGCGTTCCTCCCGTTCCACAATCGCAAGCAACGCTGGTCCTGCCTTGTGGCGCATCGGCGGGCGGGCAAGACCGTCGCGGCGGTCAATGAGATCATCAAGCAGGCGGCGCTGAATACGTCGGGCACGGGCCTGTATGGCTATGTGGCCCCGTATCGCAGTCAGGCCAAGTCGATTTCATGGGACTACATGAAGCGGTATGCGAGGCCGCTTATCAAGCAGGCCAACGAAGCCGAACTTCAGGTGGACTTGATTAATGGCAGCCGGATTCGGCTGTTCGGGGCGGACAACGCCGACGCCATGCGCGGTTTGGGCTTCGATGGCGTCTATATGGACGAGTATGGCGACTTCAAGCCGAGTGTTTGGGGTAACGTCATTCGTCCTGCGCTGTCGGACAAGCAGGGCTGGGCGGTGTTTGGTGGCACGCCCAAGGGCAAGAACCAGTTTTGGGAGGTGCTTCAGACCGCCAGGATGAACCCGAAGGAGTGGTTTCACCTGATCCTGAAGGCATCGGAGAGCGGAATCCTGCCCGCTACCGAACTTGACGACAACCGAAGGCAGTTGTCGCAGGACCAGTATGAGCAGGAATACGAGTGCAGCTTTGAAGCGGCGATTCTTGGCGCGTTTTACGGCGTTGAGATGCGCGTTGCGGCGGAAGAAAAGCGTATTGGCAAGGTGGACTATGATCCAAGCCTGCCGACGTTTACGGCTTGGGACCTTGGATACCGCGATGATACCGCAATCTGGTGGTATCAGGTGCTAAGGAACGAGATTCATGTGATCGACTACCATGCCGTGAGCGGCAAGGGGGTCAAGGAACTGTCCAAGATCGTCACGGACAAGCCGTATCACTATGAGAAGCACTTTTTGCCGCATGACGCCAAGGCCAAGACCCTCGCGGCGGAAGGCAAAAGCATCATTGAGCAGCTTGGGGAATACCTCGGGATGCAGAATATGGCGATTGTGCCCGATTTGAGCCTTCAGGACGGCATCCAGGCGGTCAGAAAGACGCTGCCCTTCTGTTGGTTTGACGAAAAGAAGTGCTACGAGGGAATTGAGGCGCTCAGGCAGTATGAGCGTGAATATGACGAGGATCGTAAGGCTTTCAGGCCCACGCCCAAGCACAATTGGTGTTCGCATCCGGCAGATGCGATGCGGATGATGGCGATTTCTTGGGATAAAGGGCAGTTTCGGGACAAAAAATCGGCAAATCCACATACTTTGTTGGTGGGTGAGGAAAATTCGGCTACACTGAATGACATGTGGGCCTCTACACCTCGGCCACGGAGACAACGGATATGAGCGGCGTCAACTTCCCGTATCGCTATCAATACGAACATGTAGCTGCCAGCCAAACCAATCACGTGCTTGGCGGCACGGGTGCTGCGGGTGATTACGTTCACCGTCTTGTCTGCACGGTGGCGACGGCGGCGACCGCTCAGGTGCAAATCAAAGACGGATCGGGCTCTACGCACACGGTTTTGCCGAACAGCCCTGGCGGTGGCATCGGCGTCTACAACATTGAGATGAATGTCGTGTCCCGAAACGGGGCGTGGCAAGTGACGACCGGCGCGGGCGTTGAAGTGCTTGCCATTGGCGTGTTTTCTGCCTGATAGGGGCTAATCGTGGCTGAATTGCCTGTTACTCCCGCCCTGCAAAAATACCTGAACGTCATCGGGCAATATAACCGCGAGTTCACCAAGTGGGAGGCTCGCGCTACCAAGATCATCCGCCGCTATCGTGATGATGTGCGGACAAGCGGCGCGACGGGCTCAGAATCGGCCCGTTTCAACGTCTTGTGGTCGAATGTGCAGACCCTGGTGCCCGCCGTGTTCTCGCGGCTGCCCAAGGCGGACGTTTCACGGCGTTTTGCGGACAATGATCCTGTAGGCCGGGTGGCGAGCCTGCTTCTTGAGCGGGCGCTTGACTACGAAATTGAGCATTATCCCGACTTCCGCGCTGCGATGAAGAACGCGGTTGAGGATCGCTTCCTTGGCGGTCGCGGCGTGGCCTGGGTGCGCTATGACCCGCATATCGTGCAGGTTGGCGAGCCTGAGGACGGTTATCAGGTCACTGAGGACGTTGATCCCGAAGGCGACAATCAGGGCCAAGAGCCCCAAGAGGCCATCGAATACGAGTGTGCGCCGACGGATTACGTCCATTGGAAGGACTTTGGTCACAACGTCGCGCGGACCTGGGAAGAAGTCACTCAGGTTTGGCGTTGGGTCTATATGTCAAAGCCTGCTTTACAGGAACGCTTTGGCGAGGAACTGGCCCGGCGTATTCCGACCAATGACTCGCCCGAGGGCCTGACCAAATACGGGCAATCCAGCAAACAGAACGACCAAGCCAAGATTTGCGAACTGTGGGACCGCGAGACGCAAAAGGTCTATTGGTTCAGCGAATCCTATCCCGAACTGCTGGACGAACGCGACGACCCGCTGGGCGTTGAGGGCTTCTTCCCGTGCGCCAAGCCGCTTTATGCGACCACGACGACGGATTCGCTGGTCCCGATCCCCGATTTTGTGCTGTATCAGGATCAGGCGAACGAACTGGATATCCTGACTGACCGCATCGACGGGCTGGTCAAGGCGCTCCGCGTTCGCGGTATCTATGACGCCTCGCAGCCCGCGCTTCAGCGCCTGCTGACTGAGGGCGACAACAATACTTTAATCCCTACGGACAAATGGGCCGCTTTTAGCGAGAAAGGTGGCCTTAAAGGGACAATTGACCTTCTGCCCATTGACGCCATCGCGGCGACCCTGATCCAGTGCTATCAGGCGCAACAGCAGATCAAGAGCCAGATTTACGAGATCACGGGCATCTCGGACATCATTCGCGGCCAGACGGCTGCGAGCGAGACGGCCACCGCGCAGCAGATCAAGGGCCAGTATGCGGGTCTGCGTCTGCGGTCCATGCAGGAAGCCGTGGCGCTGTTTGCGACGGACCTGATCCGCCTGAAGGCGCAGATCATCAGTTCCAAGTTCCAGCCCGAAACCATCCTGAAATACGCGGCTGCGGACCAGATGACGCGCGAGGATCAGCAAATGATCCCGCAGGCCCTGGAGCTTATTTCCGCCAACCCTCTACGGAATTTCCGTATCGAAGTGGCGGCGGATAGCCTTGTCCAGCTTGACGAACAGCAGGTCAAGCAGGAGCGCATTGAGTTCATCGGCGCGTTCGGCAACTTCCTGCGTGAGGCCGTGACGGCGGGCCAGCAAGTGCCCGAACTGACGCCGATGCTCATGCAGATCATGCGGTTTGCCGTGTCGTCCTTCAAGCAGGCCCGGCCTATTGAAGGCACGATTGACGCGGCATTGCAAAAGCTTGAGCAGAAGCAGGCTGAAGCCGCCCAAAACCCGCAACCGGACCCTGAAATGATGAAGGTGCAGGCAGAGCAGCAGGCCGCGAAAATGAAGATGCAGGCCGACCAACAAGCCGCGCAGATGAAGATTCAGAGCGATTCTCAACTGCAACAGGCGCGTATGCAGGCTGACCTACAAGTCGAGCAGATGAAGGCGCAGATGAGCGCCGAACTGGAGCGCCGCAAGCAAGAGTTTGAGGCGCAGATGCGCGTTCAGGAAATGGCCCAGCAAGAGCAGTTTGACCGCTGGAAGGCCGAACTGGACGCGGCCACGAAGATCATGGTGGCGCGGATTGGGGCCAATCCTGGGGCCGATGTGCCGTTCCTTGAGTCTCAACAGCAGTCGGCAAGCGATATGGCCGAAACCATGAAAGAAGTCATGGAAGGCATTTCGTCCACCTACAATGACATGATGAACATGCACGGACAGACGATGGAGCGCCTCGACGGCGTTCTTAGCAGCCTGACCGCGCCCAAGCGGCTTGTGCGTGGCCCTGATGGACGCGCGGTCGGTGTGGAGGTTGTGACCAATGGCGGTTAACTACAGCACGACGGTCAAGAACACCCGCATGACGGCGGTGCGCGATGCCATCGACGGCGGCGCGGGACCGGGCACGCTGGAGGTCTGCACTACCGGCTACACGACCGTGCTGGCAACCATCACGCTGGATGACCCGTGCGGCACCGTGTCGAGCGGCGTTTTGACGTTTAACGCCCTGCCGATCAGCACCACGGCGTCAAACAATGGTGTAGCGGCTTTGGCCCGGTTCAAAGATTCCACCGGCACTGTAGTCTGCGACGGCCTGACAGTCGGCACTAGTGGCACAAACGTTATTGTTAGCACTACGACGTTTTCTTCGGGCCAAAACGTTGATTTGACCTCTGCGACGATTACGCACGGATAAGGCACATGGCCTATGTTATTGAGCAGGGGGTTTTAGTGGCCGAAAATGCCTCGTATGAAGTTGCAGTAAGCGGCTCCTATGAGCTTTTGGATTTTGTTCCATGCAGACGATTAATTGACACCAACGGCCCCATCTGCGCGTTTCTGGCGATGTCGGTCCTCGGAATTGATGAAGGAAACGCGGCATGAAAGCGGCGGTCGAACAGGTCTTCAACGGGACGTATTCGCAGGTCGCCATTGGCGGCTCCTACGACGCGACGAAGATCAATCGCGGCAAGCACACCGGGCAGTTTTCCCTGGGCTCCGGCGAGGTGGACAAGTTCATTGGCCCCGCACCCCTTGGCGTGGCGAACTTCGGTGAGTCCTCGCTGGCGATCCCTTCCGCGTATGTGCATCCCGTCAAGATCACCGACGACCTGTTTTGGGTCTTTGGCGCTGACGTAGCGACGGCGGCGGCGACCCGGCGTGTCCAGCTTTGGACCTGGGTTCCCTCGACCAACCTCTACACCTTCGTTGGCGCGATCACCTGCACATTCCCGACCGCGACTGCCCACACAGTGCGCGGCTTCCGGGTCATCCTCGAAAACTACACGACCGGCACGGTGGCGGTTTCTGGCACCGGCGTCACGGGCACCAGCACGGTCTGGGCCACGGGTCTATCTGTCGGCTCGCGCATCGGCTTTGGCTCGACCGATCCGACGCAGATCACGACTTGGTATCAGATCAGCGCCATCGGCTCGGACACCGGCATTACCCTGACGACCTCTGCGGGGACTATCTCGGCGGGGACGCCCTACGTCATTCAAGACCTAATGGTCGTTCAGGCTACGACCAACGCGACCGTGACCAACGGCGGTCTGTTCATCACGAAGGGCCTTCGCTACGAGGACTTCCAGAACCCCGCCACGGCTATCCCGGCGGCGACCACGGTGGACAAGATCAAGGCGACCTACTGGCTGAAGGATGCCGCCACGATCACGAACGATGTCATTGGCGGCTGCGCCCTTGGCGACTGGACCTCGTGGACGGAGCAATACGTCTACAGCACCGAAGGCGCTGCGACCTCCCTCGTCCTCTACCGCTACAACATCCGCGCCCCGCTGACCGTGACCGCTGGCGCGATGGTGCTGACGGGTTCGAACATGGTCATTACCGGGGCTCAGACCGTTACTGGCAACATCTCTCAGGCCAACAATGGCCGGGTCGCCACGCTCAGTCACGGGTCAGGCTCCGGGGTGGCCTCGGTTTACCTGTTCACCGCCTCGCGGATCATCCGCGTCCCTATTGCCAACGTGACCTCCGGCAACACGACCTTCATCGCGGACACGATGTCGGAAGTGGTGCCAGGGGGAACAAACACAAACCTCGCGGGCGCGGGCTTCATCTCTCTGGATGTGGCGGGCTCCATCGACAAGCTGGTGATCGCCAACTCGACGGGTTCCACCGGCGCAATCTACATCACAGACTATTACACCGGCGGTCAGCAGATTGACCGGCGGGCAAGCTGCACCACTGGACAGCTCGCATCGTCTCTCCGAGACACGGACAGCCCGCTGTTTGTCCACTACACGGGCACCGGCGTCAGCCCATTTGTCTGGGTAGAGGATGGCTGGCTGTTCTGGGTCTACGCGACCGGCACCACCGCCAACCAGTCGGCCATGACCGCCTACCCGCTCGCGGCGGACTGGGAGTATCAGGCCGATGTGAACAACCGCATCATCTGCCCGAAGATCGCCCTCGGCGCGACCCCCGACAAACTCTATCGGGTGCTGGTGAACTGCATGGAGAACCTCGGGGACGCCACGATGGGCGTGACCCCCGACGCCTTCAAAATCCAGTATCGGACCAGCGGGATTGACGACAACTCGGGCGCGTGGACGGATGTTCCGCAGACCGGCGACCTGTCGGGTGTTCTCCCTGCGGCGAACATCCAGTTCGCGTTTCAGTTCCGCACGGCGGGCGTCATCATGCTCCCCGCCCGCGTCCTGTCGCTGGCCCTGGTCTATGAGACGGCGGACGAACTGCCGAGCCAGTATCGCTGGAACTTCGGGGACTTTGACGCCTCGAACGGCACCTTTGCCTGGATACAGGCCGCGCTCTTTGGGGCCAGCCTGACGACCCACACCATCGACATCTACCGCGCCGATACCAACGCGCTTGTGCTGACGCAGGCGTCCAGCGGCTCGACCAACGGAAACTTCCAGTATTGGAACGGCACGGCTTGGACCAACGGCCTGGGGACTGACACGCTCAACACCCGCCGCCGCTTTGTCCCGACCGCTTCGCTCCCTTCCGGCATTGACCTCTACGCGACCCTAACGGTGGCATAAAATGGTCGCCCTCTACGGCGGCAGCGCACCAGCGCAATTGCAAAGGTCGCCGGGGACAGCAAACCCGGTCCAAGGCTTTTGGGCTGAAGGCTCTGCGCTGGCCGGGGCGAACCTGACGACCGCGCTGCCGTCCAACGTCCTGATGGAAGCAGGGGGCGGTGGGGCTTATTTGGCCCCAGCCGTTACCATTACCGTTTCTTTGGCCGTCACTGAGGCGCAGGACATTGCGGCTGCCAACATAACCGTTGGCTCAACAAGCATAACCGCCGACCTTGCCGCTACAGAAGCGCAAGACATTGCAGCAATCGGCGTAACTGTAAGTTCCGCAAACGTCACGGTTGCCCTTGCCGCGACCGAAGCACAAGACATTGCGAGCATCCAGATTACGGTGCCGCAACCCATCATCGTGGACGACACCCACGATGGCGATTACTTGCCGCGCAAGTTCAAGCGTGAACGAGACGAACGCAGAAAACGCAAGCGCGACATTATCAACGCTTATGAAGTCCTGGTTGAAGGCAAGTCGCCGGTCATTGAGGAACTGATCGCGCAATATGCCGACCCAGAGCCCAAGCAAGCCAAGGCCACCGCAGCCCCGCGCCTGGATATCGACAAGATCATGCAGAGCGCCGACGCTATTGAGCGTCTGTGGAACGCCTACATTGACATGGACGACGAGGAAATCCTGTTGCTGTTATGAGATACCGTGCTGTTTTCGACAAAAAGGGCCTGCTTGCCGAATACGAGGGCGAGGAACTGGTCTATCTGCGTGACGACTATCAGGCCCCCAAGGAGTCCGATCTTGGGCGTCCAATGGTCATCCGCGACATCGACCCATATCAGAACATGATCGACGGGCGCATGATTAGCAGCCGGTCGGAACACCGCGAATTGCTCAGGCGGCACAACTGCGTCGAAGTCGGAAACGAGAAGATGGAGACGAAAATAGTTGCGCCAAAGACAAATCGGCGCGAAATAATCGCCAAGCAGCTTGGCGACATGTCTGACAATCAGGCAAACAAGATTCTCAAGCAGCTAAAGAAAGGCATTTGAGATTGCGAATGGACACCCAAGAGCAAGCTACCGAAGAAGCCACCGACCGCCGGGAACTCCTGGCACAGCAGTTTTCGGAAGTGGAGGCCGCGCCTGAAGCGCCGCAACCCGTAGAATCTCAAGTCCCCGACGATCCCGAACCAGAGCCCGAAGAGCCCAAGATTTGGGCCAAGCCGCCGTCCAGTTGGAAAAAGGACTACCACGATGTGTGGGAATCCGTTGATCCGAAGGTGCGCGAATACATTTGGCAGCGCGAGGACGAAACCCGCGCAGGCATTGAGCCCCTCAAGACCAAGGCTCAACTGGCCGAACAGATGCAGAAGGCCGCAGAGCCTTACATGCAGACCATCCAGCAACTCGGCGTGGACCTTCCCACCGCCGTAAGCGCGCTGATGGATGCAGACCACAATCTTAGGTATGGCAACCCGCAACAGAAGCGGGCATACCTCAACCAATTGGCGCAACAATACGGCGTCAACCTGGGCGATGCAGAGGGATTCCAACAAGAATACCCGGCTGATCCCTACGTCTCGCAACTTCAATCTGAGCTTTATAGCATCAAGAATGAACTTGTGGGGTGGAAACAGCAGCAAGAAGCGGCTAAGAATGAGTCGCTTCAAGCTGAGATCGAGGAATTCTCCACAAAGGCGGAATTCTTTGAGGACGCAAAGCCCACGATGATTACGCTCCTACAGAGCGGCGTGGCAAGCACTCTCCAGGACGCCTATGAAAAGGCGCTCCGTCTTGACAATGACCTCTTTGAACGGGTCCAGCAGAGCCAACAAGCCGCTGCGGAAGCCGCAAAGCGAAAGGCAGCCGATCAGGCTGCAAAGTCTGCCAAGGCAGCAGCGGTGAGCGTTAGGACTTCTACACCCAGGGTTCCAACGGCTACCAACGCGCAAGACAGGCGGTCCATGCTGTTGTCGCAATTCAACGACTTCGCAGACCGTCTTTGATGAAACCCTGATAAGGAGGCAAGCCGATGGCTTTCGCCAATTCCGCAGTCAGCGACATCATTGCGACGAATATCCAAAGCCGCAGCGGTGAACTCGCTGATAACGTGACCAACAACAACGCCCTTCTGCGTCGTCTGAAGGAGCGGGGGAACGTCAAGACGTTCTCCGGTGGTAACGTGATCCTTCAAGAGATCATGTATAACGACGCCACCTCGAACAACACGAACAGCTACTCCGGCTACGAAGTGCTGAACGTGTCCCAGAACTCGCCCATCTCGGCGGCTCAGTTCGGCATCACCCAATACGCTTCGGCTGTGACCATTTCGGGCCTTGAAATGATCCAGAACAGCGGCAAGGAAGCCATTATTGACCTGCTGGATGGCCGTATGGCTGTCGCTGAAGCCCAGCTTCAGAACCGCATGAGCGGTGACATCTATCTCGACGGCACGGGCAACAGCGGCAAGAACATTACCGGCCTCGGCGCGGCTGTTCCTGACGTTCCGACCTCGGGCACCTACGGCGGCATTAACCGCGCCACTTGGTCGTTCTGGCAGCCCAAGGTGTTTGCTGGCGTGACCAACGGCGGCGCGGCTGTGACGGCTTCCAACATCCAGGCTTACATGGATGCCCTGGCGGTCCAACTGATCCGTGGCACCGACAAGCCTGACCTGATCGTGGCGGACAACAACTACTACCGCCTGTATCTCCAGTCGCTTCAGGCCATCCAGCGTATCTCGGACTCCGGTTCGGGCATGGCTGGCGCTGGCTTCGCCTCCCTCAAGTATTACGGCGCGGGCATGGCCTCCGACGTTGTGCTTGATGGTGGTATCGGCGCTTCCGCCACGGCGAACCACATGTGGTTCCTGAACACGAAGTATCTCCACTTCCGTCCGCACGTTGACCGGAACTTCGTTCCGATTGGCGGCGAGCGGCAGGCCGTCAACCAAGACGCCATTGTGAAACTGATTGGCTGGGCGGGCAACATGACCTGCTCGGGCTCTCAGTTCCAAGGCGTCCTCATCGCTTAAAGGAGGCTTATCATGGCTTACACTTTCGATGAACCCAAGCTCGGCCTTCAGCAAGTCGATCAGATTGACGACGGCGTGCTTTCGCCCGCCAGCGTCTCCAGCGGCTCCACCACGACCATTCCGACCCCGCCTTATGTGCTGGGCCAGATTGTCCGTGGTTTTGACCCCGTCTATGGTGAGGGTGAATTCATCCTCCTCAAGGGCGTCGCCAGCACCGCCGTCGGCTCTGTCGTTACCTACAACGGCACGACCTACGAAACGGCCCTGGCTCCGGTCACCGCCAACCAAGCGCGTCCCGTGGCTATCGCTATGGCTGCCAACACTTCTGCGACCAAGTTCTCTTGGTATCAGATTGCGGGCACCGCCATTGCGGCTCGGACCACCGGCGTTGCTCTTGCTCCGACTGTCGCCATCGGCGTCACCTCGGCTGGCAAGGTCGCGGCCTCTTCGTCTGGCAAGGAAATCCTTGGCGCACGTTCGGCCAACACGGCTACCGTGGCTGCTGCTACGGCTACCGTTGCCATCGTGATCAACCGGCCTCATATGCAAGGCCGGATCACCTAAGACGGGTGGGGGAGGGGCAACTCTCCCCCATTTCATATGGACATACAAATCCTCTGCAATACGAACGACGAAACCCTTTTCGCCAACATTGGTGAAAACTCGCGCAAGCATCGGTCCTGGATCAAGATGCTCGAAGCGCATGACGGACACGCGGTCATTGTCGGCGGCGGTCCATCGCTCCAGGAGCATCTACCCACAATCAAGAAGCGCAAGGATTTAGGGCAGACAATCTTCGCCCTGAACGGCGCTGCGAAATTCCTGAACGAGAATGGCATAATTCCCGAGTATCAGGTCATTCTCGACGCTCGCCCCGACAACATCGCCCTGATTGGCAGCGCGAAGAAGTATCTGATTGCCTCACAGTGCGATCCGGCCATTTTTAAGGCCCTGGGCGACCCCTTCGTGTGGCATCCGGCAATCGAGGACATTGAGGAGCATTTGCCCGCCCACGACGATGATTATGCCCTTATCGGCGGCGGGACGACGGTCGGGCTGTCGGCCATGTGCCTTGCCTACACGCTCGGATATCGCAAGCTGCACCTGTTTGGCTACGATTCCTCGCACCGTGCCACTTTGGGACACGCCTACAAGCAGCCGATCAACGCGACCGAACCGCTGTGCAAGGTCACGCTTGGCGGCAAGACGTTTACGGCCAGCCTGACTATGGCGCGGCAAGCCGAACTGTTCCCCGAAGTCTGCAACAACCTGATCGACCTTGGCTGCATCGTCACGGTGGATTCGGACGGGCTTATCATGGAAGTGATGCACCAGATGCGCCTTGCTTCCCAGCCGATCACTGAGGAAGAAAAATACCGCAAGATGTGGGAGTTTGACTCCTACCGCACGATGTCCCCTGGAGAGGGCTTTGCGGAGGAATTCGTCAAGGTGGTCAAGCCGCACTTCCTCGACATCATCGCGGACTTCGGGTGCGGCACCGGGCGCGGCGGGTTGGCAATCAACCGGCTGACTAACTGCGATGTGGTTTTTGTGGACTTCGCGGACAACTGCCTTGACCTTCGCGGGCAGTTTCCATTCGTTTACGCGGACCTCACGCAGTCCATGTCAATGA